TCACGACCTCTATCTTACTTACTGAATTCTGCCTGTATTTGTCACAATGTCTGCAAGCTTACTATTGGCTTCCGTAAGAGATGCCTTAATATCCGCCAGCAGAGAAGTAACGCCACCAATCACCTCCGCCAAATCATCAAACTCCAGAAGCTCAACATGAGTGTATGCTCCAGGGTTCGATAAATGAACCGTGATTTTATTATGCTCACAACCCACAAACACGCTAGACGGGTCGTTAGCCGGTGTCGCCTGAGACGGAATACTTGCGCCCTCAACATATTTGAACGGTCCAAAAGTGATTCCATCGACTACAACCATATAAACGTGTGTAGAATCACAGTCAAAATCAATAGCATCATTGGACGGCTCTACTTCAAGGAAATATGTTTTCATTATATCACCCCCAAATAATAGCAAATCCAGCAAAGGGCTGATTTCGGCTAACAGTATCAAGGCTTACATTTCCACTTCCGTCAACCGACACACGGAACGAACCTGTAGATGCGTTGGTATTAGCCTTAATAGTTTCCGTTAGTACCTGCACATCACTTCTTTGCTCTCCACCAATAGAGCAAGTTGCATAAATGTACATAGTACCAGTTATTTTAGCGATTTTTACACTTCCTCTGCCAGGACATGCATAGAAGCCGCTGTAAGCTACACTAACGCCGGGTTCTTTAACGATATTTCCGGCTTTACCGTCCACATACGCCTTAGTCGCCGCATCCTGCGGATTAGTGGGGTCAGCCATGGAAACAATCTTTTCGCCGTCCATGTTCGCCTGTCTTCTAATAAAAACAGACCCACCGTCACATTCAATTTGAGTTTGACCCTTGACGCTCAACCGCACGGAGCTGGCTTGAGTAAGCACGGCGCCCCCACTCGTCATAGTCCCACCGCCAGAAATTCCACCGGTTTGCACCACGTTATTCGACCCCATGTTGATATTCCCGCGCATCGTCCCGCCCGCCAGCGGCAGATAATCCCCGCTAGCCTTACCGTCAACATACTTCTTGTTAACAAGATCATTATTTTCAGTAGGCGCCCCTTGATACTGCGGTTTATAGGTAAGGAACTGAGCAGTCTTCTGCGTTCCGTTAAAGAACAAACTACCGCCCTCAGAAGGGTCGCCGGAAATAATACGTAGTCCATCACCGCCGCCGAAAATAAGACCCTTGTCGCCGAATTTCAGCTGGTTCGCCCCAACGTCCACATAGTCAACGTTAGAATCCCGGTAAACCCTCAGCGTCCCGCCCGTAACGTCCGCCGCCTTAGCGCCCACTTTGACACTCACAGCGTTCGCACTATCCGGGTCCTGCGCCTCAATAACGACATTACTCCCACCGTCCGTTGTCCGGGTAGCCTGCACACTGGCCTTCTTGCTATTCAAGTTCGCATTGATAACGGCATCAACCTGCGTCTGACTATGCCCGGCGCTAACAGACCCCATGATAGCGCCCTCGCCTTGGGACCCCATCATAATTACATGGTCTTGATCCGAAACAAGAGCACCCACATAATCAGAATCACTGTCAAACTTGATGTTTCCGGTCATCGTCCCACCAGCCAGCGGCAGATAATCGTTAAGCTCCTCTTTTGTGGGCACCTTAGTCGGATCGGTAGAAATAGTGTTCCCAGAGATAACGATACCCTCGCCGGCAACATATTCCGTACCGCCACCGCCGCCTCCGCCGGTAGCGCTCAGCACGCCGTCTTCCGTAATCGTCAGATTAGCGCCAACTTTTACGCCGCCTAGAGTGGTAGCACTAGCAATCGGCAATGTATATTCAGTCCCGTGACTGTCAAAATACCTCTTGTTCACAGCGTCCCCATCATCAACGGGGTCAGCAACCCCCGTGATTCTGTGATCCATGGCATTGACATTTGTACCGGGCGCAAGCCGCAACTCGTTGGGCGCATGAATCTCAGTGACCCACAGCTCACCGGTCCCGCCGTCAATCCCGTTTCTGTTCACGTACACAGCACCGGCATCAGTGCCCACGTTGATATCCAGGTGTGGAACGTCTCCACTCATATGCTGTTGAATGGTAATAGCCCCAATCTTGAGCTGTCCAGCGCCATTATCCGCAGTCGTCAGAAGAGTGGCCGCTCCAAGAATCCGAACGTTTCCGCTCTCGCTTTTAACGCACACATCCCCATTATCCCGGTAAAAAGCACCCTTAACCGTCTTGCCGTCTACCAGCTTAACAACGGCGGAGCCCTCCATCTGTAGATCACCGGTCATTGTGTCACCGGCCTTCTTCACGTACGGAAGCGGCACGTCCCCGGTAGTGAGCCCGTTGATCTGGTCTTGAAGTAACTGGTCGGCCTCTGTACGATTCACAATTTCCTTATTGAGATTCTGCTCAATTTTCAGGTCCGCATTGGCCCGATCAATAGCCTCCTGATTGATATTGCCCTGGAGCACAGCGTCAGCGGCGGTCCTCTCCGCCTTCTCAGTCTCAATAGCGGTATTTAACTGCTCGTCAGCGGCCTCGCGGTCCGCGATTTCCTTGTCAATCCGCTTGCCCAGCGCCTCGTCAGCCTCCTGCCGCACCTGCGCCTCTGCCGCGTCAGCGTCCTTCCGGTCCTGAATCTCCTGTTTTAGAGCCGCATCCAGGGCCTTGATATCATTTTCGGCTGTAGTAATGCGCTCCTCCAGTGCAGTAATCTCGCCATCGATTCTCTCAATGTCCGCCCGAATCTCCGCGATATCGTCCGCGTTCTTTTGCGCCAGCTCCCACGCCTTGTTTGCCACCTCGCTAACCTCGTCAACCTCATGGTTGATAAAGTCAACCTCATTTTTCAGGCCGCCAACTCTCTGAACCAGCTGCGCAATGGAGCTCTCAAACTGATTGCGCCATCCCTCAAAAGGGCGCTTGCTAACCACCCAATACGCGGAGTTCTTAGGCATCTGCCAGTTGTCAGGGGAGGAGGTGAGGCTACCTAGATACTCCATGCCGCCGCCCGCAGTCGCGGTGATAACAGCCGTTGTACAACCCATGCCTTTCAGGATATTCGCTACAGTGATACCCTGCATACCCTGCACATCCTGCTTGCCGCAGTTAAAGAATACCTTATCACCGTTAGAGGACTTATAACCAATCGCGCAAATTGCCTGCTTGGTGGTCATCCCCTTAGCCTGCTCTGTAATCTCACCATCCAGAATGATGGGAATAACAGAGCCAATGAGATCAACAACCTGATTCTGGCACAGAGTATCCTCGTCAGTATCACCACCGAAAATCTTTAGCGCCCCGTGCCGGTTGAATCCGCCGCAGAAAATGCCACCCTCAGGTGTGCTAGCCATAGGTGCACCCATATACCGTGCTACGCCCTTCCATGGCGCGTCCGTGGTTGCACTAATAATTGCGTTGGCGTTAGTCACAAAACTAACATCCTGAATACTCTGCACAAGCCCGGAATTTGTAGTATTTCCAAATGCAGGCATAAGCTTGATAAAGATAGGCTTGCCGCACTTGTCAACGCACTTCACTTTGATAACGTGATAGGGGCAACTGTCATTCTCAGAATAACCGGTTTCCATGCCAACCTCGTCCCGATCATAATACACATCATTGGACACAGCCGCGCCAACCACTCTATCAAGAGCCTCATAGCAATTACGCTGAATTTGGTTCCATCTCAGGATGCACTCATTCACCCGCCCAGCCATTTCGCACAACTGAGCTTGCACGTTAGGTCCAGGGATATTCACCACAGGCCGGACAGGAGGCGGCACAGGTGTCCCGCAAGGGCCAGGCTTACAAGGGCCACAAGGATCACAGGGGTTAGGCTCACAGCAATGATCAAAATCATGATAACAATCTTTCATTAGAATACCTCCATAAAGCACCCTCTAAGGGCCTCAATAATCATTTCGTCCACGTTGATGAAGGTTTTACGGAAAGCCGCCAGCAATTCAGACCCACTAATACCAACGTACCCGCTGACAACTTCCTCAATTCCGCTTTCCTTTGTCTGCGTCTCATCTTCTTTTCTATCCTTGCTTTGCGTATGCTTTTCATCTGTCTTGCCCTGCTCGATTCCAGCTGTATGACGTTCTCCCGTTGTATCCTCAACGGTATCATTGTGTCCCGTGGTATTTTCGGTGAGGTTGGACTTGCCGTTTTCATGCCAATCTTCATTATAGTCTGTAGTCCTATCTGTGTTCTCTGTTGTATCCTCATGGTATGTTGTATCACTCGTATAGTCCTTATTCTTTTTCTCAGTCTCTCCAACCGTCTCATTTTCAGTTTCGTTTTCTGTCACGTTCCTAGTCGTGTTCTCTGCTACCTTCTCCGTTTTATCCTCTGCATAGCTGTTGCTAGTATGCGTACTTTCATCGGTGTTCTGGTCCTCTCCTGTTTGCGTTGCGTTGGTCAGATAGTTCCAGACAACACTGTTCTGCACGCCCCCGCCAGAATTAACATTCTTTTGAGGCGTATCCGAATAAAGCTTCGTTCCGTCCGTATTGACAGACCTCTCCAGCGTACTATCGCTAGTTCCAGACCCACTTGTCTTAGTAGTCGTATCCCGTGTCGTCTCTACCGTTTCATTCAGTGTCCTGTCCTTAGTGAGCTCCCTGGTAATATCCTTAGAATTGTTCTCAGTCGTGTTATCAACAACCTTAGTTGTAGAATCTTTAGTTCCGGTTACATCCTCGTCAACAACTTCTTTAGAAGTCTTGTCGCCCTGCTTTTCATATGTCTCTTCTGCCGTGTGATCCAAAGTGCTATCATATGCTCCAGTTAAATTCCCTTTCGTGCTTTCGTCATCCCTATGACTATTCACGAAATCCCTAAGCATAACCGCCGCTGAATTCTCACCGGAATTAGCCACCCTAAGCAGATTCTCCACGTTCCTACCATTAGTCTTGACCAACTGATTCAACATGGGATCAAACTTAATTAGCTCGCTCTCATATAGCCTGTTATAGTATGGCATAATCTTCATCAATTCCGCGTTAAGAAAATGCTTGAATCTGTCTGGCGTCTCCGCGCCGATCTGGTTAAACCAATAGCATGTTATAATCTTTCCCTCTAGGTGCTTCTTATGTTCTGGAATAAAGGTGTTCCACCAGCTGTTGAAAACTTCATACCCACCCGAAACGAGCTCCCCCAATTCCGGGTTAATCTGGCTCGTACCTATTAGTTGACGCACCGACGTCACCTCCCTCCTGGAAACCTTTATCCATCTCTATGAATTCTTCCATGAAGTCTTCCACGGCGTTCAACTCTACCCCAACACTCAAGCCAAACATAGCATTGATTTCCTCACATGCCCTTTCCCTGCACCACAGCTCACTCTCAATAATGTGCCGCGTTGGATTTCTCTGCCCCTGACCCTCCGCAGAAATAAGGCGCTCTTTCTTGTCGCTTGTAAGGCTATCAATTCCTAAGCTCGTGCAAAGTTGTTGCATGTAGTTTCGCACATTTGCCCACATCTCATTTAGCACACAGTTTACGCCGAAATTCATGACCTTCACGCTTTCAGGATTACCGAACTTAGAACCGAAAATAGCAATCTCATTTCCGGCAATTTTGTTCGCCGCCGTAATTGCGCTTTGCTTGTCCTTCTCATCGCACTGAATTGCAAACGGCCTCTTGATGGTCTCAGTGTGGATATCTATGCTTCTGAGTGCGTTTGAAATCTTGGGCGAATAATTCCAAATAGAAAGATAGTCCGGCGTCATAGTCTTATTAGCTCTAATCAGCACGCTATTATCAATGTCAAATCTGTGTCGATACTCGAAACTATACGCCTCTCTAACTACGCTCTCATAGTAGATGTTAAAAGGTCCCGGCAAAGTTACCGCTGTATGGATATACCCTAGGTCCGGATCATTAGCGAACAACGCCACGCCGTAAAACAGTAGCGTCATCTCCAATGCACGCTCATTGCAACTGTCCGGCAGGCCCGTCCATCTAAACCGGCTTAACGCCATATTGATAAAGCGGTTATAAATTTCTATGGTCTGCTGTGCGTTTAAGACCTCCGCCCTAGCTCCGTTAGATGGGAATACTATACCCGGAAGATTTGCACCGAAAAAGCAATCAAACAAACGTACCACCTCCTATACCGGGGCAGAATCCACATTGTATTCTTTAGCCCCGTTTGTATAATCAAGTCCTTCCCCGTTAGGTCCTTTTACGTTCTGTATCTCTTTGTCTATTGTCTTCCCTAGCACGATCGTAACGGCAGTTCCTATGGGTGTAGCACAAATGGTCCAACAAGCCAACGCTCCCGTATACTGATATTTGATAGACAAGAGCGCTAAAAAGAAGCCACCCGCCAACAAGCAAGCCAAAAACAAAACTACAATCCAACCCAAAAGCCTGCTATACAATTTAGAGCAAGGGCCATTGCGCCTTTTAACCCTCATATAATGCACCCTCTATGCTTCTCCCAGCCTCTGCCATTCTCTTAACGGATTCCCAAACGCCCATAATCGGATCAATATTACAGACCTTGGAAAGTCCTTTCATGGGTTGTGAAATAAACACTTTCATTGTAACGCCTCCTAAACTAATATCGGATAATAAACTGTCGTGTCCTGGTCTGGCCTCTATAGCCTAGCAACTTTGTATTCGCTCGTAAACCGCGCTATTCACTTCTGACCTGGTCTTAACTGGTCTCTTCTGGGCTATACTAGCCTACCTAGGCCAGTCCATTACAGAAAAGAACTTGTCTTTAATGTTCGGTTTCATTACACATACGATTTGTCGTTATACCTCAGCCTAGCCCAGTCCATAACAGAAAAGGTCTGGTCTTTAATTGCCTCTACGGGAGTTGACGGTAGACGCCGGGAGTTGAGTGTAGTTTACGGCACGGGATTTCCCAATGTTTTATTGAAGGCTTTAAGAATGGTAACTAATTGTTCTCTATTTACAAAATCCTGCCACATGTAATTTCCTTCGTATCCTGTAATAAGACCGTTTCTAATTGCCCATTCTCTGGCCTCTTCTGACCAGTTCTCTGCATCATTGTCCTGTAGTGTCTTACGGTATTCTCTTACGATCTCTTCCGGGGATGCTCCACCGGTGCTTTTCAGGAGTGCATATACATCTGTTCTAAAGTCGTTCATCGTTTTGTTGTGCATTGGAAACCAGTGCATAACGTCAGCGTGATTGGATGCTACCCCTATAGTGAAGCCCTCAGAGTGACAGATTAGGACATCCTCTTGTGATGGGTCCAGCCTGTAGAGCCTACATAGATAGGCGCAGAGTTCTATAGCCTCTGTATATACAGCGTTGAAATAATCTGGGTCTGTAAGGCCGTCCTCACAAATCTCAAAAGAGATATAGGAGTTATTTGCCGATCCCCAACGGCCTGAACCGGCGTGCCACGCGCGCATGTTCCATGGGAGGGTCTGCACGGTGGCAATGGAACCGTCATCCAGCCTTCCAATAAAGGCGTGTACGCAGGTTTCAATACCGGGGTGGTTCCAGTCATTACCGTTCTTGTTTACTCCGATACCGTCTTTGTCTGGCTGAACGTATCGTTTTAGGTTGGGGTTGTTTGCACCTGTGCTGTGTACCATGATGCCTCGAATATTTAGAGGTTTACCTGCTTTATAGCAGTCGTTATTCGTCAGGTAGTTCCGGATTAGATGCATTCTTGTACGCCTCCTCTAGTTCAGCGGTTAAGGCCGCGTTTTCTTTTGACAGCTCCATCAACTGGTTATATAATTCTGCGTTTTTCGTTTCCGCGTATTCTAGGTCGTTTTGAAGTTCCTGGTTGTTGCTCTTGGTACTTTGAGCACCGAAAAAGAAAGCGATAACAACAGAGTATATGGTCATAAAGTCTTGTGAGATTGTCTGTTTATATGCCATAATGCAAAACACGATTGTCAGGGCGATTATTACTAGGGATTTAACGGACATGAGGTTAGCTAATCGTTTCAATAGATTGGTCATATAATCCACACCTCCGCAGTGTATTTTACTAGGTTGAAAATGATAATCATTCCTGTGAGAGATACAATAATATTTACCATTATGTATGTCAGCCAATATGCGGTATGGTTGATCGGTTTATTTTTGAATACTGTTCTGGATATAATGTAGTGTAGACGTTTTCCAACCGGGATTAGTAACATATAGATTGCCAGATAAATGAGCACTAGAGCTACAACTGTTATAAACTCAATGGTCATGTAGTACCTCCATTTTGCCTTGTATGTAGTTCACTGTTGCTGTAAGTTCTTCCACTTGTTTTGATAGGGCGCATATTTTAGATTCTACTTGCTTTATTCTCCACTCTGTCACCTTGTTGGCTGAAACAATTCCTGCGTAAGTTCCAACTAGCGTTCCGATTAGAGAGAGTATAGCAACAATTACAGTTTCCATGGCAACCTCCTAACTCTTGTTAGCGGACGGGTTGGAAAAGTCACCGATGGCTCTTGCTCCTACGTTCCAGAATGTGACACCAGCATTTAGCATTGCTTCAATGCGCTCTCTGTAGACGGTTGGAATAGCACCGGATACGTGACCCTCAGAAGTCTTAACAAAATTCCAGCATGGACGGCTGTTGCGCTCTGGAACTTTCAGCCTCATGACCTTGTAGCCGTAGCGGTCGAAAAAGCTGTCAACTGATTTCATGATGCTCTCGTTGCACATGTACCAGCGGAATTTGAAGCCAAACTGGCCAATTGAGGCAGCTAGGATGGGGTCAGAAGACACAGAGCCATTAACAGCGGCTGAACCCTTTTTGGCCTTTGTATCTGCATCCCAAATACTTGCCGCACTACTGAGGCCACTTGCAACGAGTCCCGGAACGGCGGCCATTCCTACCCCTGTGGCAGCAGCGGCTCCTGCAAGGATGAAAGATCCAGCTGATTTTGCTGTGGTTGCTAGAATGTTTACTTTGTTGGTCTGTTGATACTGAGCATATTGATTTCCAACCCATGCACCTTGCGGAAATACGGTGATTGCGCACCCATATTCTCCAGGGTTTCCCATGTAGTCATAGGCGTCTGGCGTTGCAATGATTCCTCCGCCGCCTCCGATAAAGCGCCCGTAGATATGGAAGTTAAACGTGCCTTGTGTTGTGATTAGCTCGGGTTTGTATGTCACTGTCTCGCTGTTCATGCCTTCTACTTGCGCCACGCAAAATTCACTAGAATAACATTTCGCATTTCTGCAAAGGTCTGGACCAATTGCTCCGCCGCTTTGCCACGGCGGAATAGTTTCAACTGCTTCTGACAAATCGGATAGGAAATCGCCGGGTACGGAGTAAACGCCTAGGATATTCTCTAGCTTTCCCTCGCTTGATTCTGCTACGCTCTGCAAATAGCTGTTAACGGCTCCTGCGCTTGAAAAAGTTCTCATAGTTAAGCCGTTAAACACATTATTTTCTACAGTGCCTCCAAACATTGGTTGTCCGGAAGAATCATAAGGAGTGAATACCACAAATGTATCTGGTGCGTATGCCTTTATTTGGTCATATACAACTTGGTCTGGTGTGCCTCCCATTCCTTCGGGTATCCCAATGTTAATCCAGTTTGGGTTTGCGCCCTTCCAGTCATTTGTTACGTGCTCTCGTTCTACTAGACTATAGGATGTGGCCCAATTTATGTCTCCACAATAGGTGCAAAATGCATCCACTTCAAAATAGATGGTTGTTGTGTTCGGGTTTACCCACTCAACCCCTGTAATGTTCGCGATAATCCAGCGCGGTCCGGTTCCGGTATTTTGCCACATGATAATGTCGCATGTCAAGGCATCGTTGTAATTGTATTCAACACGGCAGTATTGCCTCTCGTCCGCTCTCTGATATGAGTATTGTGTGAAAGACGCTTTTACTTTTCCGGCTAACCACCCTTGCATGGCGGCATTGGATTCAAAGTAGGGTTTATTATACTGATCTATGCCTGTATTTGTACAAAGGTAAATTGTTGTTTCGGGTCTCCATAATGCCATGGTTTCACCTTCTTTCTATTGGGAGGGGCTTTCGCCCCTCCCTAAATTACTCTCACGCGGTGCGGAGGGCCACGCAATTGTGGAAGGGAGACAGAGAGAAGGTGTCCCACGCGTGCAGCCAATAATTCCAGTTCATCGCGGACCCGTTATAGAAGGTTGTGAAACGGCGGAGCTTTTCGCGAATCTGGAATGTTTTAGTGTCTGCCAGCACTGCCAGTGTCTTTCCATCGGCGCCCAGATCGTCAACGATAATCTGCCGGGCCAGGTAATCAGAGTAACTGAGATTGAACGCCGCGCTCAGTACCTCAACACCGATATTTGCGGCTACGTCTGCGCGGATGATGATCAACTGATCTTCGATGGGGCTCCATGTTACGCGGTCGTTTCCGGTGCCTCCCATCAGCTTGTAGTTGTTGTAGGCGCTGGAGGGGAAGGTGAACAGCATGGACATATTGCGGAGCTGGACTTGGAACTGCTTGCCGGTGGCCTCGTTGTTGGGCATTACTGCTGTAACTGTTTTCAGCTTTCCGTCAGTAATTGCATCAACAACCAGCTGTTTGGTGTACTTGAATTCATCAATGGTATTCGCATTGTAAAGGCTGTCTACAATGCCCTGAATGAGGTTTTCAAGTGCGTTCCAGGAGACGAAAGCGTTTGTAAGCTGTTCGTTGTTGATGGTTACGGGATATTTGTCCTGACGGTTCAGCCGATACCACGCGGCGGCCACATCGGGCTTTGTCATTTTCAGAACCGCGGCCATACCAGTTTCAGTGCCGTCATATGCCTGAGCGGTGGCCGGATTCACGTGGGCTTCCTCAACGTCAACACCCAGAGGCTCAGCGTTTTTGCGGAGCATAGACAGAGGGTTGTTCCACATCTTGCGGTAAAGGATGGTAGCAACGATCTTGTTGACCAGCGCACTCAGAAACTCGTTTGCCATTGCATCATATGCAAGGATGGGGTTTCCCACGTCAGCCAGATTGGAGGCGGTAGCCAGAGGGACCGCCGCCTTGTAAGCGTCACTTGCGTCATTGCGGATTGCGTTCATCATTTCAGGGCTTGCAATAGGATTGTTCTTAGTTGCCATTGTTATTATCCTCCTTATAGAGATTCTTTAGAAAATCGTCAACTCCAACCGGCTCTTCTTTGGCGGTTTCCTTGGCCTTGTTCTCAATGGCATCAGCCTGAGAGCCAATCCTCAGAAACAGGTCCATATTTGCACTCTTGAGCCGCTCATTTTCCTTGGTGACGTTCTCATTGTTTTGCGTAAGCTGTTCCATTTTTCCGATATTATCAATGATAACGTCTTGCATCTGGCTCAATAAAGTCGTTAAGGTGGCCTGATCTCCTCCCGCGGAGATAACTTCCTCAGAGAACTGCCGGAAAGAATCCTGTGTAAATTCGTATGCCATTTTGTAACCCTCCATTTGTTATAGTAGCTTTCTTAGAATGGGCCATGCTAAATTCTTTACTTTTTGTGTCTCAAATCTCAGCATGCCGGCAGAGAAAGCATCCATTATACCTTTGATAACTATGTTGTTCCTTGTGGCTAATACGGTTGAATTGTTATGGTCGTTTAATGTTAGGCTTATTGTTATCTTTCTTGTGTCATCAGTTTTCTCTGATAGATAGAAAATACCAGAGTTCATGTCCCTATACACGCCAATTTTGAAGCCGTCTATTAGTATCGTTGTAACATAGAAGCAGGCTGTAACCATCTTTTCAATGAATGAATCCGTGTCTAGCAAGAACTCGTTGTCCATTGAATAGGACCCATATTCTGTTCCGTCTATCAGACGTCCAAATCTGGTCTGTTTTACGTGGTTTACGTATGCTGGGTTTGTAACTGTCTCTAGTTGGATGTCCTTTAGTAGCTTTCTTTTCTGCCCTTTCTCTAATGATAGGTTGAAATATAGGAAATAAGGGTTACTGAATGTAACGGCGTTACTCAAGAATAATACTGGGACATCTCTGTCTCTTGATATTGTTGAGTAACATTCAAGGAAGGTCACGACTTCATTTTGAAGGTAGCGGTATGCTCCTGCTCCAATGATGAATTCGTCAAAGATAATCAAGGTGACGTTTGGGAACGGCATTGATTTAAGCATTACTGCTTTTGACAGTGGGAAATACCACCCGGCGACTTCCTTGTCTATCCTGAATAACCCACGATCCGCTTTAAACTCGTGGTCCGGAAACTCCTGCATGATATCATCGAAAAAGTTTCGCATCTGTGACTGAGGCATTTCTGTGTCGTACCTTCTAAGATATACAAATTGTTCGCCTTTTTCGATGAAATTTTTAATTGCCCTCTTTTTGGCTCCGTAGGTCTTACCAGCTCCACGAGCGCCTACAACAAAATTAAATAACCTGTTTCTTGAGAGCGTGTCATCTGCATTGTAATACATGGACGTGTCCTTAGTGTCCACTTTATCACCTCTGTAAAATAAGGGAAATCCTTGCCCTCCACTGTGTCAGCACACCACCGCCAATTCCCGCCCGGGAAGGCTCTTCGCCCCGGTGCCCCGGACGGGGACACTAGGAAAGCAAGGACCCCTCTAGGGTATTGTATCATAATGAAAGCGAGTTGTCAACCCCTTTTGCCTTTTTTATTTTGAAAGTTGTCTCCTTCAAAATGACGCCGCCCGGGACGATTTTGGGAAGCAGTTTTCCATCGAATACTGCGCCTTCCTTGAATTCGCTTTCCGTTATTGTCTCTTTGACGTTTTTAGGCATACCAGCACATTTTATATTGATTTTTTCTTGATAGTCTTTTCCTAGTGTTACTTCTAGGTAAGTTTTCTGTCGTATAAATTTAGCTCTTATGAATGTTTCTTCTAACTTAAATGCCCCTAGGGCTTTGTTGTCCACCCACAGCCCTTCCGGCGGTTCTGTACCTGCTACATGTAAGCTATCTGTGTCTGCATAGATAAATCTATCTCCACATATCTGTGCGCCTCGGATTATCTTGTCTCGGCAGTAGGCGGTTATAAAGCACGCCATAGGAATATAGCCGCCTTTTCTTATCTCCTCCTCTGATAGTTTAAATCCTACTCTTCCATCTTCTCTTAGATACGGGATGCAAGATTTTCCTCTTTTCTTTGACCCAAATTTTCCGTATAAGGAATTTAGCATTAGTTTTGCTATTTTCTCGCGCCCGGGATTGCCCTCTATTCTGGCTTCGGTCTTTTCATTGTACCAATAGTCTATGTATTCGTCAAATAGGCCGTGCGTTCCTTTTAGCATGTATCCGCCGCACCACTCTATTACATTAACGTCATAGTGATCGAATACTAGCTTCTCATCTACGCTTGTTAGGTATAAATAGGTTGGCTCTATTGATTGTGTTAGATACTCCGTGTCGTGGTACATGAAATGTCCTTTTATCTGTATGCATGGATAGTGATTTGGCTTTAGCTTAAATTCGCATAATATGCATTGTATGTATAGGGGGTACATGGGGTTTTGTTTGTATTTCTCTGGAAAATATACAGGCTCTCCATAAGGAAGTAAGCAATTTTTCATTGCCCACGGATACATTGAATTTACATCAAATACTGCTCCTTCTTTTACTTCCTTGTCTTTGTATGCTGGGTTTACATAGGTAAAGCCACCCTTATACGCTTTCTTGAGATCTGTGAAGGTGGGTAGGTCTAGTTCTGGGTATCTTACTTTATACTCTTCTTTTCCTAGCCTGTGTATGTAATCGTTTAATGCGTTTGACCCGGTTGTAAGTTTTGTTTGATTGTGGTCATACATAAATTTTAGCGCTTTTGCTAAGATTATAACATCGTGCGCAACGTAGTCTTTCTCCTCCTGCGTCAATTCATGCCCTATTTCTCTATCTGCCTTGTAGTCAATTTTTAGCTTCTTCTCTTCAATGTTGAAAGACTTTGGCATGTCAGATATGGGCATTGGAAGGATTTTTAGTGAATCTGTTATTTGTATTTCATCCTCTACACCTGATTCCCTGTCCGGCACAAAGCGGACTTGATACCATTGCCTCATATCTGATATCAGGGTACTAAATTCATTGCGATATATCTTCCTTTCCTGTGAGTGCTCAAAATTGTGTTTTAGTAAATAGTCTACTATAAATGTTCCGTCAAATTTCAGATTATGGAAGTATATTTTGCCGTGTAAGTTTGATATGTATTCTATGAAGCTGTAAATCGTTTCTCCATATTCTATAGTTTCATCTATGTTATAGATATCACAAATGCACCACGCCCACACCCGGCAGTCATCAGGATTTGTGGTTGTTTCAAAGTCAGCCGCATATATTCCCATATCATAGGCTTTCCCAGATTCCTAGTATGTAGGCTAGGTTATTCATGAATAACTCATAGTCTGAAACTATGTCTATCCTTGTTTCTGGTATGCCTATTGAAGCGTCTATAACTTCGTTTGATGCACTTGATACTAAGCCTATGATTTGCATTATAAGATTAGTTACTTCTGGGTCCTCTCCGTTTGTCATGTTCCATAATTGCATGGCTTCATATACATGTCTAATGTAATTTTGCCTGTATGCTTCTGTTAGTGGGTCGGCTTCTGAGGGCTCTAGGAAATCTATTTCTATTTTCCGACGCTTTTCTTCGTCTGCTAATATTTTTGAGAGTGTTATTGGCCTTGTGCCATATACGGGCTGAGTGGGAAATCTACCTAAACGCTCTTGTGCTTCTGCCTGTGTGGCAAGTCGCTTTTTGCGCCGTCTATTCTCTTCTGCCACTGAGCGCTTTATCAGGTCAAGCGATGCCTTTGCTATTGAGCGGCCTTCAAAGGTTGTTAGCTCAAGTCCGGCCCTATCAAATCTCTGTAGGGTCTCTATTCTGCGCTTAAATCCCTTTGCTGATTTTATTTTACCTGCTTCCTCTGTATATGAAAGTTTCGGTGGTAAATATTCTCTTAGTTCTGGAGATGTTCTTTTAATTGCGCTCTGTAAACGCCTGTTGTAGTTCTTTATCTCGCTTTGTAGCTTTTTCAGTTGTTGTTCTGTTGGGCTATAGACACTTTTATTTTCAGCTGATCCTGTTGTACCTCTTTTCCTCCGTGCCATACCCTGACCCCCTTCCCAAATGTTGCAATTTGAGCTAGAACTAAAGCCGCGTCTGGGTCGATCTCACATGGTAGGCGAAATTTCTTTGATATGAAATCAGCGCCCTCCGTTAATATGCGGCTTGTGTTTTCGGATACTGTGCGGGATGCCATTTTACACCTCCTTTGATTAAAGGGAGGGGCTTGCGCCCCTCCCTAGATTGAATAACGGGACGCATTTGTTAGGCCATGAGCTTCATGGTCAGGGTGTTCCCGTTGCTGGTCTTAATCTGCTCAATGGTGACTTTCAGCCCCTCAGGGAAGTGCAGGGTCCCGAAAATATTGAAGATATTGCGGACGCTATTAGTGATACCGGAAGAGGTGGCCGCATATGTCTCTCCGTTATCATCAATCAAGATAACGCGGATTGCGTCGCGCTCAGCAGATCGGCCGCGGTCGTTGATTTTGCACTTGACCATGATAACGTCGGTCAGGCAAATGGGCTTATTGACCATGTCGGCAATGCGGGTCTCGGGAGCGTTGATGGCGTTGTACAGCTTGATCTTATCATCGGGAGCTACGGGGTCGAAACTAACAAACATGTCGGAAGTTTCGGAGCCGGTGAACGCCTGCATCTGCTTATTCATATCCATTGTTATTTCCTCCTAAAATATGATTGTTTACTGATTGTTCTTTGCGGGGACTTCTTCGGCCAGTTCCATGAACTTGTCAAGGGACAGGCGGTAGGTATGAGGCACGTTGTCGATCTTATAGACAATCTGTGCGCCATGCTCTTTCAGAAGCTTCTTTGTCTCTCGCTCGCCCAGCTTCTTTTCGCTGGAAATGTCAGTTACGGGGATAATGGTGGTTGCATCGCCGTTGTTCTCGATGTTCCCCAGATGATAGATATAACTATCTACTGTTCTGGTCATGTACTTTGCCATGGTTTTTCCTCCTGTTCAAGTTCTTGCTTTCTTTAAATTTAGAATCGCGGGGATTTTGCTCGCTTCCCTCTGTACTGTTAAAAATGTACCGTTTCGACGTATTGAATTGTGGAGGGAGTGTTCACTTCCTTTCATTTTGTGATTAGAGGGAGCGGGTTTACCCCGTGGGGTCCGGCCTGATAACCCACAGACCGGCTAGGAAGGGTTAAGTGTAGATTCTTCTGCGAAACTCTTGCGCAATCTTTTTCTTTCCGCTCTATTGTGCGCTCTAGGTCATATGTGAAATAGTTTTGCGGGCTTTTAGGAACCCTATTACCCTTTATTCAGTACGATCATTTCTTTTTCGTTTTGTGCATGCGTCTAAATATCGTTCGGTAGTTCTTCTTTCAATATATGCCTTTATGTATTCACGATTAAGTGCAATTTCTGCTATTCCTGCATTGTAGCCCTCCTCTTGTTCCTGGTTATTACGGCAACTGGAGTTTACCACCTGAGGCGAGTTCATTGCATCGTAGCCGTAAATAATGAGGTTATAAAACGCTTTGAATCTTCCTACAGCATAATCATCCATCGTTTACCTCCCTGTATGTGCGTACAAATTCATCATGGGAAAGCACGCTTATTTTGCCTTCGGGGTCTAATAGAATCCAGTCGCCGGGGACTGCAAGGCATGTCTTGCCGGGTAATGCGATTTTTAGTTTTAGTTCTACACCTTTTTCGCTGTGTTCTCTACTTGCAAACACTTTTCCACGGTTCAATAGGTCCATGTACCACTTGGGCGGAATGTGCTTCCCAAATCGGAATGCGCTAACGGGTCGCTCTCTTGTGACGTATTTCATTTGGTTTGTCCTCCTCTCTATAATGTATTGTAGCAAGGAAATGTGAACTAGTTATGAACACGACATGCGGAATTTTCATGGGTTTTTGTAAAGTAGTGTTAGCTTACGCTAACCGGGTGTGCGATGTTAAACCTACCAATTAAATTGGTAGGTTGGGGCGGGTTAGTCGATGCCGGAGGCGACCCATGAGTGCGAACAAATGTTCGATTGTTAAAATTTTAACAAGTGGGGTGTATGGGCATGAAAAGTGCCCGGTTAATACCGGGCACTTAATTGCCAGACGCCTCGCTGACGGATTAGGTATAACTGTGAATTGCAATACCTAAGGAAATTTGCGGCTATTAGGCAATGCTTGAGATCGGTTGTTTCTACGATGATATGACGCTTCATTTTAATTGGCCTCCTTAAATAGATATCACTTTTACGCTTATCAATTCGCCGTGAAGATTTGCGATGGCTGTTATTAGAGAATCGTATAGTTCAAACGTGGTGCAGGTTGAGTCTTCCTCTCCATCAATGCGCCATTTTACGAATATCATTGTTCGGCCTCCTCTTTCTCGACCCTCTCAGCGTTGGCTAGGAAGAAGTCCATAGGCATCCGGTAGAGATTGTCGTGAGTGTCTACTCTGTAGCAGATAGCGCCCTTTACGAAAGTGTTGGCAATCTTCTTGACAGCTCTCTCGCCCAGCTTGTTGTCGGCGTCATAGGAGCCAACGTGCGTGATGCTTGTTCCCTGGATGATGCCGAAATTGTAGGTGTAGGATTCTACGGTTCTGGTGATGTACTTTGTCATGGTTTAACATCCTTTCTGTTTTGTTCGGTTTTGTAGGTTCATTAGATTGAGGTTTGTTTTCCCTCTTTCTGATTATAGTATAGCAGACGATTGCTTATTTGTCAAGCATTATTTTAGCGATTTTTCGGGTTTGTAGGAAGTGCACAAAATGGATGGGTGCCAGTTGTGCGGTTTTATGGATGCGATGTGCGTTATGATATAATGCGGTTAATAGGACGGGGAAATAAGGTGTCAAATCTGACGGCCCCCT